TACCCAGCGAATTGAGCAACGTCAAAGAACTATTAATGGTCGCATGCGTTCATACCACATTGCAGATAAATTAACAATGTCTGTATCTTGGAACATGCTGCCTTCACGAGGGTATTCAGGATTACCTAACTTTAACTCATCAACAGGAGTATCACCAAGTGAAGGATCTACAACAGAGTACACAGCAGATGGTGGTGCAGGTGGCGTAGAACTTCTTGATTGGTATGAGACACATCAAGGTCCCTTTTTTATGTACCTCGCTTATGATAAATATACAAATTTAGAAGGACAGAATTATAAGTATACTGGTTTAAACAGATACAATCAAATTATTGAAGTTTATTTTGCGGATTTTAATTATTCCGTCGTAAAGCGTGGTGCAACAAATCATGATCTTTGGAACATATCGGTAACCCTGGAAGAAGTTTAAATGTTTGAAAGTACCGACCTAAAAAACCACTTTGAAACATCTGCAACAATACAAACAGAATCACTAGTATTGGCTGAGTGGAATATGAATATGCCAGATAACATATTTAAACTTGGCAATTATAGGTATAGATCTCAAGAGCAAAATTCTCAATTCTTAACACTACCCAACACATTTGATAACGCAGATGCTGGATCATTTTATACTGGAGCAACAGATGCAGATGTTGTTATTGATGGAGGGTTTGAAAATAATGGAACACCACAAATCTTTACATCAATAAAAGAAAAAAATAAACTTTTATACTCATTAGAAGACTGCATAAAACCATTTAGACCAAGATCTGGTATTAATAAAGCAGTTGCTTTTAAAGGTAAGTTTTTGTCAAACTCTGGCAGCGATCTTGCTAGAAGGCCAAGATATTATATGGCATCACGCTATGACCAATTTAAATATTTTACATCTTTTAGAACTGAGGACGGCATTGAAAGAGGTATTGCTAAAACTATAGTTAACGGTAATTACTACATAGATGACGCTGTACCATTTGTAGTTTATAAAGAAAATGTACCAGCAAACAGAATTATTATAAAGATGCAAACCAATGTTGGAGATATAGATTTAGGAGATTTTACTGATATATCTAGAACTTTTGCAGATCCGTTTTTTGGTAACGCAAATAAAACAACTCCAACAAGATGGAAAGTTCAGCATCTTGAAGGAGACAATTGGGTAGACTCTTATGTGTTTACTGAAAACGATACTCGTGATGATGGATCTCCAATCATTAGTCATGATGGATATGTTGAATTACAATACAGATTAAAAAACATTCCAGATAATTTTAAAGATAGTTTTGTTTTTGCAGAAACTTTTTCTTCATCTACGCTACTACCAACCGAATCAATAAACGGATACGCATATTTAGTTATTTCAAATGTAGGAAGTGTTGGAACATATCATGTTTGGAACAGCACTACCAATACATACAATACGTTTACTCCTGTTTATGGGTGGGTATTGGGAAGTGAACAACTTGATAATAAAACAACTTTTGTTACAGACCTAACAAACCCACTATCCTTTCAAGAAACAACAAATGGTCAAACTATTTACAGAGAGTTTCAAAATATTCGTGGGCTAAGGGTTGTAGTAGAAAGAATGAATAAGTTTGATTCTACCTTTGATTTAATTGAGATGTCACCAAGATTAGTTGTTGATATATCTAATAAAACAATAGAGTATAGTATTAAAAAAATTCTTTCTGATCTTGGAACATCTGCTTTACCAGTAGGACAGTTGCTTGCTTCAACTGGAAACATATCTTTGTTTGATGATGATCAAGCATTTAACGACAACAATACTACTAGTATAGTTAGTGATTATGTTCGTAAAAATATTAAATTTAATTTTTATGAAAAAATATTAAATGTAAGTGGATTTGACTATTGGGTTCCAATTAAAACACTCTACTCTGACGGATTTCCACAAGCAAATGTTACTGCTGGCACATTAGAAATATCTTTAAGAGATTTTTATTTCTTTTTAGAATCTATGCCTGCGCCAAGAATGTTGGTAACAGAAGTATCACTTAGTTATGCAATTAGTTTAATACTTGATTATATTGGATTTAGTAACTACGCATTTTATAGAACAACAAATGAGCCAGACCCAATTATTCCATATTTTTTTATTGCTCCAGATCAAACGGTAGCGGAAGTATTAAATCAACTTGCAGTCTCTACACAAACAGCAATGTTCTTTGATGAATATAACAATTTTATTGTAATGAGCAAAAACTATATGCTTCCAGATGTAGATGATAGAACGTCTAGCATGGTACTGTCTGGATCTAATAACCAATCTGTTAGCGGTATTGTTGAAAACTTATCTTCTGGAACTCTTCCTAATATTGTTTCAATTGCATCTGAAGACAAAAAGGTTTATAATAACGGAAAAATTAATTATACAACTAGATACATTCAAAGATCATATGGGTCTGTTCGCCAAGCAAGCATGATTGATATAGACAAGACTTGGATTTACAAGCCAGCACTTTTATGGGAGGTATCTGGAACAGATTCAACTAAAACAATTAACGAGGTGGCATCTAAACAAGGTAAATATGTTTTAGGAGCAATGCCATTAAACTCTGATTTAAGTGCATTACCACCAAGCGTGGTTAGTCGTAAAATAGTAAACAATGTTTTTGATCTTGGAGAAAATGTTTATTGGCTTACAAGATATCAAGGATATTTTTATTCTAACGGAGAAGTTATTAGATATGACGCTGCACAGTTTAACGTTACCCTTGCAATTTGGTATCCAATATTGTCAGACGGTATAAATTTAGATGAATCTAAACCCGAAATTGTTTTGCCTGGAAGATTGGCGCCAACAAGTGTTATTGATAATTTAGACAAAAGAGTTGCAAATGGAGAAATTACAGAAGCACAAAAGGGTGAAGAAATTCAGGCATGGAGAGTTTCTCACAGACAGGGTAGTAGCAATGTGTGGATTACTAATAATCAGGAATATCAAAACTTTTTTAAATCTTTGCCGTTTAACGGAAAAATATATCCAACTGGTCTAGTAAGAATTTACACAGTTCCATTTTATGAGGAAATTGAAGGTGTTACTCGTTTACAAAATGGTGCGGTTTATGAACACGGACGTGCTCAATTTGGAACAACAATAACAACTCATACTGCTGGAATAGATACCTATTGGTCAGATAATACTTATGTTAGAGGCTGTGACATGGAAACTCAGTATTTATTTACAACGACCCTGCTTGAAGATATTTCTTTACCAACAACTACACTTGGAGCAGCAGGAGTTAATAACTCTAAGGCTCAACAAACATCAAGAGGCGGAACAATTAAAAACTTTATGTCTTCAAGTTATACAACGGAAACTCCAGTTAATTCAACTACATCTCCTAAAACTGGAACAATTCAATCATCAGCGTTAGTAATGAATGGTCCAACTTTTGAAACAACTGAAACCCCTATTGACTTAGTGTCTTATGTTTATAAAGAATTAGACAATTCTTACAAACATTTTGGAACAAGAATGCGTATTATTGGAAAAATTGAAAATAACGAACGTCGTAGTCAAACACCAAATGGAAGCACAACCTATTACCAAGTTGCTGGAGTTCAACCAGACCAAAACGTAAATATTGGTGGTGGCTCAGGGGGTCTTGCAGTATTACTTAATCCGACTACTAATAACGGGTATTATTTTGAAATTGCTGCATTAACAGAAGATAATATAGAGTCATACTTAAAATTAGATAAAGACAATAAATCAAATATTTCTATTAACAATGTTGTGTTTTATAAAATTAAAAAAGATGCATCAAATAATAATGCAATTCCTGTAAAACTTTATGGAGGCCTGTCAAAAATTATAGTTGATGATGGCAGGTTTACTGGTCAATATAGAATGACTGGCGAAGAAAATCCAACAGTATATGATTTGGCAGTAGAGTATCAAGATATAGGAAAAATAAGAAGATTCTATTTATATATTAACAATCAGTTAATTAAAGTTGTAGACGACACAGATCCACTTCCAATATATAATAACATGGCCCCATTTGTTCGTGGCTCATCTAGAATTATGTTTGAAAATATCTATGCTTTGTCTCAAAATTATTCTCAAAATACCGTTTTTACAGTTGGAGAAACCCTATCTTCTGCTTTTGGTGACAACGAAATAAGTGCTAGTGAATCTTTAAGAAAGTATGCAATGAGCGGGATAGTTCAGGCAACTTACCTATCTGGAATTAGTGCCCAACAGCCACCTAAATACAATTTATATTTTGACGAGTTTGGCTCAATAATGAGAGAGTGTGCCTATTTTGATGTTAAGTATGATCGTGCATACCCTGCACTTTACGCTAAGTTATCACCAACATTTAACAACATTAAAGGATATGTTTCTTCTGGTTTTTATGCAGATTCATACGGCGCTGAGTTTTTAATATTTAATGCTACAGACACAGCCCTAAATCTTGATGAAACAAGCGGTAACTATTTAAGAATTCAAGGCGTTACATTTACACAAGACACTACCCACGAGTTAACAGTTGACGAATACTTTAAAAAGCGTAGCAATTTTTCTAACCCATTACTAACTGGATCTTCTCAAATTGTTTCCCCTCAAGTTGAAAAACAAAAGTTTGATGAAATTAAAAGAAGCAGAATGATTTATGGAAATAATGAGTTTACCTTAGATACTCCATACATACAGACTCAAGATGATGCAGAAAATTTAATGGGCTGGATGATAGATAAACTTATGGTTCCTAAAAAGTCGGTTGGTTTAAAAATATTTGCAACTCCAACAATTCAACTTGGAGATATAGTAACAATTAACTACAAAGATTCTAATAATTTAGATTTAGTTACTTCACCAAATTCTAGATTTATAGTTTATAATATTGAGTATGCAAGAAGAATAAGTGGTCCAGACATGACTCTTTATTTGGCGGAGGTGTAAGATGGCAAGTGAAAATTCAGGCGGTGGAAAATCTAAAATAGTTCAAAATGCAAATACAAAAGAGAACAGAGTCACATCTACATCAACAAAAACACCTACGTTTACTGGTCCTGCAAAATATAGTCCATATGTTTCACCAACCCCCAAATCAGATCCTGCTAAAAAAACGGTCAGTTCCTCTCAGACGATTACAGATGCTTTTCAACCAACAACACCAAATCAATTATTTATTGGACCTATACCATTAGGAACCACTCGCACAGAAACTGGCTATAGCAGTAGTGGTAGCACAAATGACACTGAAAAGAATAAAGTTATTGTTAGTGCTGCTTCAACAAGTTTTATATATGCAACTCCACCAACTCCAACCTTACAAGTAATAACTGCGCCCCCACCACCACCAGTTAAAACTGCAACTTTAGATATTATATTATTTGATGAAGAATCAGTTCCTATAGATGGAATGTTTGATCAAATATTTGAAAATATTGGTGGACAAGAGTTAATTAGTATAACAAGGTCTGACATTGTTAATGGACAAAAAATATCATATCAACCAATCAAAAACCTTTCAGCCATTCAACAAAGGTATAATCCAAACAATATCCTTAGCCTACAACAAACCGCAGACAAGTTTTTTGCTGGATTTTCAATTAAATTAGAAGAGAAAATTCCAGAAATTGGCAACGGCACTAATGGAGAAAACGTATACCTTAACGCAACAGGAGACTTAATTATTGAATTTATTAACATAAATCCTGATGAACAAATAGAAACACAGATTAGCGTAAGTGGTACAATATATGAAGCAGATCTTGGAGACTATACCTCATGATAACTAATACTGGTAAAACTATTATTGCAAAGTATTTACTTGGTCAGGCCCCTGCCTACGCCTCGTATATTGCTATTGGTTGTGGTGCTACACCATTGGATACCTCCGATGAAATTGGCGACTATTCAACAAAAACAAATTTAGATTTTGAAATGTTTCGTGTTCCAATATCTTCTAGAGGTTTTGTAAACGAAGACGGTGTAGATAAAATTGTTTTAACAGCAGAACTACCAACAGAAGAAAGATATGAAATATCTGAAATTGGAATATATTCTGCAGGTTCTAATCCTTCTGCGGGAGCGTATGATAGTAAAACAGTTTTTGCGTTTACGCAAACAGAAAATTGGCAATATGTAACAGCAGCATCTGCAGTAGCAATTGATACAGAGTCTAATGCGTTGGATGCCCCAAACTATGACAACATTATTGCTATAGCAGATCCAGTATTTCAAACAAGCGCAGACAATCCAATATTTTTTAAATCACCAAGAGTTGCAAGATATGAAAGACCAAGATTTTTAAATAATGTAATTATGATAAAAGGCAATGAGGCTGATCTTGATATTGAATCAGATAGCGGTCCAACACAAGATACTTTTGAAATAGGAGCGGGATCTAACTATATTAGATTAAGCGGAACAACAGTTGATTTTACAAAAAATTCTCCAACAGATCAACTAAGACTAGCATTCTCAATAGTAAATAGAGACGGAACCTATGGTTCTGGCACTCAACCAGAAAGAGCCAGAGTTTTAGTTTCATTTGAAAATACAAGCGGAACACAGTTTGCAAGACTTGAAGCAGAAGTTGCTGACGATAGTAGTGGTGGACAATATGATTTTGCTACAGAAAGATACTTTGTAGTAACAAAACAACTTCAACAACTATATAGAACGTCTGGATTTGATTGGAATGATGTTTCTGTAGTTAAGATATACGCATGTGTTATTGATGGAGTTAATCCATCGGGCAACTATTATGTAGCCTTAGATGCTTTAAAACTGGAAAATGTTACTACAGTAAATCCACTTTATGGACTAACAGGATATTCGGTAATTCAAACTTCTGGTGCAGCAACAGTGGTTAAGAGTCCTAATACTAACAACTATGTTGAGTTTAGATTTTCAGTAGATCTTTCTAGCGGAAATAATTCATAATGGCTGATGCAGGAATTAAAAAAGTTATAATTAAAAAAGCCTCTTTGCCTGCACTAGATCATGATAAAGTTGGATACGTTTTTAGATACAGAGTTGTTTCTGAAGATAAAAACAGAACTTCTCAATGGTCTCCAATAAATCTTGTACTAGATGACTCAATCACTGCTGTTGCTGGAGCCGTACAGGTTTCAGCCTCAGTTGTTAGTGCAGTATGGGGAGATGAATTAAATAGACCAAAGTATGATGTTTTTGTTGGATTTGATGGGGCTACAGCAACCTACCATGGCACAACACCAATTCACTCATATCAATTTATTAAAACTGGAACTACAAATGTACGTGTAATCATTCAAGTTGAGTCATCTGAAAAAACACTAAATGCCAATTTGCAAATATACAACTCTGGCTTAGTTTCTTTGGTATAATAAAATAGGAGGAATAAATGGCAAAAGTACCACTACCAGAAAGAGGGCAACCTCTTGATGTTACATATTTGTATCAACTAATTGAGGCTGTAAACGACCTTTCTACAAATGTTGCTTCTAAGCAAACAAGTAAAACAATTATTGATACAGCAAGTGCGGGCAAAGCAGAGGTACAAACCTCTAATACAAGAATAGTAGGCGGTTTGGTTGAAGTTGCAAACAACTCTACAGTTTCGGCGGGTAACGAAAGAACATTTACCTATGACTTTAAAGACTTTAAATATCCACCAATAGTATCAGCAACACCAGTAAACACTGGACAAACACCAGCAGGACAAAACGTAAATATTGTTTTAAAAAGCGTTACAGAAACAAGAGTAGAGGGTGTTGTAAGGTTTGGCGCTTCTGGTGACCTATCTTTATCAGTACATCTAGTCATTGTTGGTATTCCAAATTAAAGATGAATTAATGATTTATTGTAAAAAATGTAAAGGTAGAACTTTTATTGATAGACAATACAGCAGTATGCAACATATGGAAACATATTGTCTTGTTTGTGGAGTTAGAAAATTTTTTCATCCCCCAGCAGAGAGCGAAGAAGGCAGATGGTTACTAGCAAAGGAATTATCCAGAGCGAAATCTACAATAGCGAAACTGTAATAAAGGGAAATAAAAAAATATGGTTCCTTAATGGGGACCTTGTAAGGCTACATCATAGTTCAAGATCTACTGGAATGGTTTCTGTTTATAATATTACTAAAGATAGACTTGAAACTTGCCTTCGTTCTGATTTTAGAAAAAACAGAGAACGTGCATACACTGTTACTGAGACTGCTAAGTTAATTAATCGTCACAGAAAATATATGCCAAAATTAATGAAAACTGGAATGATACCAAAACCAGTTGGAGCAAGACTGAATGGTGAAAGAGGTTGGCAAATTAGATCATATTATTCAGAAAGCATGGTAAGGGAAATTCGTGCTATACTGGCTACTATACATATAGGACAACCAAGAAAAGATAAACTTATAACAAACAACATGACTCCTACGAGCCAAGAGTTGACACGCAGGATGGGTGACGGTATACTTACATATACGAAGACAGAGGATGGAAGATTTATTCCTGTTTGGGCAGAAAACATTTAATAATAGAAACGGTGGGGCAATGGAAAACGAAAACACAAAAGTATCAGTAGCACTTGGATATACACTTAATTTAGGTAACTTTCAGTCATTAAGGTTTGATTTTAATGTTACAGATAATGCACGAAATGGTGAAACAGTAGACCAGGCTTTTAGTCGTGTATATAAGTTTGTAGAAGATAAGTTAACAGAAAAAGTCAAAGAAGCCGAAACAGAGGCTGACAGTAGCAACTAATGGCTGAACGCAAAGACCGTATGGCTTTGCTAAGTAGATATAACAAGTTCCATCTACAAAGATATGAAGCCAAAAGTAATATGAATCTTAACGTTGAGCAGTGGGCCTCCGATGCTCTTGTTGAGTCTTATGGTATTTCTCAATGCTATGATTTATTAGATTATTATTTTAAAATAGCAGAAAATCCTACTTGGAATTATTTTGCATACAATGCAGAAAAAATTCTTAATGGTAAACTAGAAGTAGAACAAGACATTAAAGAACGAGAAGAGCGAAGAAAATTAGCAAGGAGGTGGATTAGTGAATAATACAGAAGCAAAATTAATAACTGCAGTATTAAACGATAAACAAGTCCACGTATTACTTCAAGCAAATGTTGACAACCTTTTAAGAACTCATAACGATGTATGGGATTTTATTAGGCTATACTCAGAAAATAATCAATCAGTTCCACCAGCATCACTAGTTGTAGAAAAATTTAGAGACTTTGTACCAGTAGAAGGTGTTGGTGCAACAAAGCATCACCTTGAAGAATTACAAACCGAATATTTAAATGATAGTCTTAAAGACATCTTACGCAATGCAGCATCTGAAGTTCAAGGCGGTAATGGATCAAAGGCTCTTGAGCATATCATTACAAAAACATCAGAACTAAAAAAGAACACTGCTGCAATAAGAGATATTGAAGTTACAGACCTTGATTCTGCAGTTGCTTATTTTGAAAATGTAAAGAAAATGCAAGATCTAGGACAGGTTGGAATTAAAACTGGGCTACCAGGGTTTGATAATTATCTACCTTCTGGAATTATGCCAGGACAACTAGGAGTTTTTCTTGCATATCCAGGTATTGGAAAGTCTTGGTTGGCTCTGTACTTCGCTGTACAGGCCTGGAAACAGGGTCGTAGTCCACTCGTCATAAGTCTTGAAATGTCTGAAACAGAAGTTCGTAACCGTGTATTTGCAATTATGGGTGAGGGCTTGTGGTCGCATCGTAAACTTAGCAATGGCGAAGTAGAAATTGAAATGCTTAAAAAGTGGCATGCAGATAAATTACAAGGCAAGCCAGAGTTTCACATTATCTCTAATGATAACGGTGGAGATTTAACTCCTTCAGTTATACGTGGAAAGATTGACCAGTACAAGCCAGATTTTGTTGTTGTTGATTATTTGCAATTAATGTCACCAAATCAAAAAGCCGATAGCGAAACGGTACGGATGAAAAATCTTTCACGAGAACTTAAACTAATGTCTATTAGTGAAGAAGTTCCCATTATTGCTATTTCATCTGCTACACCAGATGATGTTAAAGATTTATCAACTCCGCCAACTTTAGGACAAACTGCTTGGTCAAGACAAATTGCTTATGATGCTGATTGGGTAATGGCTTTAGGTCGTGCTACCAATAGTGACATTATTGAA